CATGGAGCTTGGTTGTGATCTTCCCATGACTGGCAATACTCAAGATGAAGATTATGAGAATGAGAATCTGGAGTGGGGAGACGATGAGGAGGATGAGAAATGAAGAATGTAGATAAATGGGTAATGACTATCGAAATGGCAACAGATAACAAGTCACCATTCAAAGGACTCGTTGATTTGACATCTATTTTCAAGGAACCACTAGAAATTCAACATGCCGTATTTGACCGACTTTCTGATGAGACAAAAGAGAGTCTTCAAACTTTGTATGGGTAGAAGAGGACATTTAATGGAAAACGAACTTTACGATGGTGATAACGTCATCTATATGCCAGCACGAGAAGATCTTGGACATGTCCTCAAAGATATTGCTCCAGATGATCCAAAGCGGGAAACTATTTTTGCCGAACTAGGCAAGCGAGTTTTAGAGCATAGCGAAGAAGTCAAACGCTATAATGAAATGTTTGAAGGAGAGGATCATGGTTAAAAAGAAAAAGAAAGTAGTCGCACCTAAGACTGTAAACAAGAATGGGGAAACGTATATGGTCCTCATCAAGCACAAGAGTCAGAAGGATGTGGTGAAGCATTTCAACCTTCCCTTTGAGAATGCTTTCGATGCTATTGCGTGGGGAGAGAAGCAAGCAGAGGCTTTCGGTGATGGATTCTTTGCCGAACTTGGGAAGAAATCGTGAGTGAGATCTACAGCTACAAATGTAACTGGGTTCCGAATCTTAATGATAAGGAGATCAAGAGAATCTACGTGAAGCGTAGGAAGACTCTGAAGAAAGGCAATTGTATCAGATGCGGAACAAATCTTACACCTGTTATCTTCAGTTGTAAGTGGTTCCCAAAGAGAATTGGAGAGGTTTTGACTAAAGGTGGGATAACTAAAGAAAAGAAGTGTCCAAGGTGTGAAACAGATCTTATGGAGTTTTGTTTTCAGGATCTTCTTGATGAAGCCAAGTTCAAGGCAAAAGAGATCGTTTTGAAGGCTAAGACTGCCTCTAAATCGTCTCACACAGCTTCACAGAAGCCCAATAAAAAATCATCTACTAAAAAAGGTAATATGTCAGCTTCTAAAAAGAAATGCTCTAATAAAAATAAAAAGGAAGGACAAGGAACGCTATGGTAGACAACGATTACGGTGAGAATAATCTCCAGACTCCAGAGTTCATTACCTCTGCAGCACAGCACATTTGCAAGGAACATGGCATAGGTAAGGCTGTTGAATTCCTTGGGTGGGCTACGAGTGGTTTGAATCCTGTTCAACTCTTTTCGGTTTGTGAAGGTAAAGCTGAACTGGAGAAGGATCGAGAGGGGAATATCAATGTTAGGTGGCTTGAGAGTGAAACCGATAGTGCCGAAGATTCCGATACCTCAGAAACATCCTAAGAACCCAAAAATAAAAATAAAAAAGAAACCTCCTACCCGAAAGTAGGAGGTTTTCTGATGGTACTGGAAATGTGTTTAATCTTCTGGCTCTTCTTCATCTGGGGTTTTATCTGGATCTTTCTCATCTGTTAATGTCTCTTTTGAATTTTCATCTGGTTCTTCATCTCCTGCCACTTTGAGATTAAGATCCGAAATATCTCCAAATAGAAGTGTTTGCGCAACTTTTTCTAGAGATTCTTTGTCCAACTCAGATCCACTTTTTTTAACTTCCTTAGATATAAGAGCAGCAAGACGTTTTGCTTTACTTTCATCTTGAGAATCAAGACTTGTTGCATCCTCCTCTAGATCTGGATCTTCTAGTTCCTTTGGTTCTAGTTCATCCATCTCATCGTACTTCTCTTCCTCGATACCCTCAAGGAATGTTGATAGTTTCTTTTGATCGTGCTTACCCATTACTTCTCCTTTTATGTTTAATGTAGTTAGTCTACAATAACAACGATTAGTGAATCTCCACCAGTTCCCTTGACAAAGGTTTCTTGAATGTTTACCTTAGTAATTAGAGAGACTGTTGCTCCAGCAGCTACAAAAGCTGTCTGTCTCTCAGAACTACCGAAGAAGACATTAGCACCATTACCAACTGGAGCTTGGAAGAGAAGATCTAGTCTTACGGGATCTCCATTATCGATCTTTGTCTGGTTGTCAGAATGTAGAAAATCTCTGAGAAGATCACCAAGACTCTGAGCTGTTGCTGTGATTGAAATAGTAATTGAATCCATATTAACTCCTTCTATGATTGTGCTAGGTGGTGCAGCACCGAAATCCCAATTTGTATTACCACCGCTATCAATACTATTTAGCTGTGTAATCGTATTTCCACCAGAAGCATCTGAATCTTTTACATCTACAAAGGAAACTGTTGGTGTTGTTACGTTTAGATTCCATGGAGATCCATCCGCTGTACTTCTTAGAGTGATCTCATTGCCCGATGTACCTGTAAGCGTAAGGGTTGGAAATACGAAGGTTTCCCCATCCCCGAAGAGCAAACTGCTACCAGCGGTTGCATCTGTAAATGTTCCAGTGAGTGTCAAGCTATCTACAAAAGTAACATCTCCACCAGAATTAGATACTGTAACTCCACCAAAGTTATTACCATTAACAGTAATATCCTGCGCTCCAGCACCATTTAATACGACAACAGAAGTGCTAGGAGTAAACGTTGAACCGACACCTACAGTTAGATCTCCACCAACTCTCAACGTACCATCTGTTAGGTCGAAAGCCCCACCAGTTAGGTTTACACTTCCATCAACATTGAGAGAATTACCAGCAGTGAATGCTATAGTTCCACCAGCTTGAGTTACATTAGTTGAGAAGTCTGCTGCATCCGTGATGGTAATTGTACCTGAATAATCTGAAATGATATCCAGATTTGTAAACGTTGTTGAAAGATCGAAGGTACAATCTACTGCATTATCCTCAAATCTAATAGGTAGACCAGCAGTAGGACCAATATCACCAACCCAATTAGAACCAGTAGAAGCAAGAGCGTCACCCCCGTTACCTGTCCATACAAATGCATCAACAAAGATCAATCCACTGTTACCACTAACATCAGTACCGAATGCGACTGTGATTGAATCACCAGTATTATTACAGTCCTTGAATGAGCAGTATCCAACTTCTTCTGAAGCAGCACCAGCTACATTAAGATCAAAACTACTTCCACCAGCGTCAGAGTATATATCAATCTCAGAAATACTTGTACCATAGATCTTGATGGAGTTAGTAACGTTAATCGTTTTTCCGTTTGTAACTCTTATCTGTGACCCAGCTTGAATAGCAGTAAAGTCTGGAGTAGTAAATGTTTCATTAAAAGAAAGTATTCCAGCAGTATTATTATCAATAATGCTTTCCACAGTCTTTGAAAGAAAATCAACATCCTGAGTTCCAGCAGAGTTAAACGTCATACTTCCCGTTCCTGCTGTATATGTGAGAGTTCCACCACCACTCTCACTGAACGTTACATCTCCACCGAAAACGAAATTAGGATTCGCAGCACAACCAACGGTGTATGTTCCAGCACCGTCCTCATCGATGATAACATCACCAGTAAATGTATAAGTTCCTGCTGCAAAATTAAGCGTTCTACTTGATGTATTCGGGTCAAACTCGACAAGAGCAGATTCATAAGTTGCTGCAACGAAAACATCCCCTGCAACAGTGTTCTTATCTCCCTGAATCTGATGCACAGCGGTATCAGTGACTCCATCCTTCACCGTGATTGCTGAGTCGTGAGTGTTGCGAATGGTTCCAGTTCCTGTTATTAGTCCAGACGATTCGACTTGCAAATCTCCACCAGCACCAAGGGCTACAACATCGGGGGTATTGGTTGTGAGCGTACCACTGACAGACAAGACTCCCTGACAATCAACCCTGCCTGATTGTGTTATTGTCGCACCAGTGTCGATGGTTAGATTCGCAAAGTCTCTGGAGTTGTTGGATGTCAAAGTCTTTCCCGTACCATCCAACACCACAGTTGAGTTATTGCGAGTCCATGTTGTGAGTGTAGTGTTGTCGAAGTCACTACTTATAGTCCATGTGCCATCACCCATTGAAAGATCACCACTTGTCAAAGTACATGTACTAGATATATAAACATCACAATCATTGGTAGCACAATCTACAGCCCCATCGGTTAATGTAAAGCTATTTGATGTGAATCCTGCTGCACTGAACTGCTTCGTTGCACCTGAATCATTGATGACTAAAGCATCCATGACCTGACCGTCAAAATCAATAGTTTGTGTTCCTGCCCCTGCACCAGATAGAGTAAAGTTTGCATTCGCACCAGACCATGTATCTACATTAGAAATATCTACATTACCCTCTACTGTCCACAAGCCAGATCCAGCATTAACTATACTTGTACCAGTTCCATCAACAGTGACCATATTTCCTTGCACCGTTATGTTAGGATTATTTGTAGCAAAATCGTCAGTCTTCGTTCCAGTGCTAGTAATCTGAAAAGTGAAATTGCCAGTAATTGTAAAGGTTCCTGCACCCCATGTCTCTGATACTGTAGCGGTAGTAAAATATGTGGATTGGACATGGCAGTCATAAGTTCCAGCCAATATATCACCAGTTCTACCACCAGAAAACTGTACAATACTTGGAGATAGAGTGCCACCAAAAGTTGTAAAGTCTGATTCATTCTCAAAACGTAGCTCTGAGCTACCATCAACAGTACCACCACCTGGTAATACTAAATCAGCACCAGCCTGTAATCTAAGTAGCGCACCTAGAGTTAATGTACCTTGTGCGTCAAGAGTACCATATACGTTTACAATACCACTAGTAGCGACAGTGCCTGTTATTGTTATATTAGCAAAGCTATGAGAACTAGATGTGAGTGTTTTGATTGCTCCGCTCATTACAAGCGTACTTCCACCTCTATTGAACGTGCTTGCAGCAGATACATTGAAATCACCACCAACAGTCCAAGTTCCGTCACCCATACTAACAGTCAAAGCCCCTGCACCTGACTCCTGCATTACCACATTACCTGTGACATTGATCGTTGGATCATTGGTTGAAGCATCCAATGTGAAGTTCCCCGCTGCATCCGCATCGATCAATACATTACCATTGAACGTATAGGTTCCTGACGCTATTGTGTTTGTTGTTGGAGTCGCCAACGCACCAAGGAAGTTAATATCCGTGTTATAGTTGTTACTTGGAGATAGAGCGCAATCACCATAAACGTCAACATGATCACAACTGATCTGCCCAGTACCCACAGGGCTGATAGTGGTTGAGTTTGCATTGGTGACGATGTATCCAGTTCCAGTTATGTTTGCCCCTGCCTGTACGGTCATTGTCGCAGAACCAGCAGTCATTCTCAGTCGAATGGCAGCACCATTCAGCGTCAAGGTTCCACTAACCACCATGTCATTGATGTAGTCTACGTTCGTGTCTGCACTGATCGTACCAGAGATGGTGAGGTCATAGAAGTCATCCCCGTTGGTGTCTATTGTCTTGCTAGTTCCTGCCATATCAAGATTGCCATTGTTGTGATTGATCGTAGTCACTGTTGTGCTATCCCAGCTACCACTGACCGTCCATGTTCCGCTACCCATACTAACAGTAGAACCACCAAGAGTTACATCATTCAAGGCGATTACATCTGGGTCATGTGTTGCACAGTCAAGAACTCCAGAGCCAGATACAATCAGTTCGCTGGTAATGCTATTCATTTTGAAGTCATAAGCTGGAGTGAATGTCCCTCCAACGGTCAGATCACCATCCACAAGAAGGTTTGCATTTCCTGTGGTGATAGTTGCTCCTGCAGCGATTGTCAGGTCATTGAAAGGCTGGAGGGCAGACGTTGTTATAGTCTTACTTGTTCCTGTCATAATCAAAGTGCTAGAGTTACCAGTAACATCTTCTGCTTGACTAGTATTCCAATCCCCATCAACTGTCCAAGTGTCATCACCCATATACACTTCTATAGTACCAAGACCAGTATTAGAAACATTAAAATTACCATCGATGTTTATAGTTGAATCATTTGTAGCTACATCAAGAAACCACAGCGCACTTCCAGAATTAGATATTGTAAAATTGCCTGTAAATGTATAAGAACCAGCGGAAAATATTACACCTCTATCACCAGCCCCGAATCCCTTTAAACCGAACAGAGCAACATCATAAGTTGCAGGAACAAGATAAGATCCTGCTGCTTCATGCCCTCCCTGCATCTCCATATAAGCTATACTAATTGTTCCATCCTGTTTCGTACATTCAGCATTATTTTGAATAACTGTATTACCAGTTCCAGTGAGAGTTCCACCAGATTCAATTTGCAAATCACCATCAACTGAACGCAGACTACCCGAAGGTGCTGTAGCAGTAAGCGTACCAGAGATAGAACAGACACCACGATAATCAACTTGAGTTGTCATAGTAATCGTTGCACCTGAATTAATAGTAAGACTTTGTAAGTCATTACTACCATTAGAGGTCAACGTCTTTCCAGTTCCTGTCATAACTAAAGTGCTAGAACCTCTAGTCCATCCAGATTGATCATCATTATCGAAATTACCACCAACAGTCAAAGTGCTATCACCCATATCAAATCCACCAGAACCATCAAGGGTTGTGTCACCAGCTACAGCATGAGCATATGCTGAATTTGCGAGATCAAGTATACCGTCATATGTGGATTGAACGTCTATGGAATTAACATCTATTGCTACATCACAAGTACAATTCTGTGTTGTATATTGATCATCAAAGATCACATCGTCTGAACTAGTCGGAACTCCTGCTCCTCCAGCACCACCAGAGGTCGTTGACCAGTTGTCGGCATCATTCCATGTACCATCTGTATCACCAACCCAATATCTGTCTGCCATGCTGCCTCCTGCGAAATTAAAGTCGCTATCGCCAAAATCTATATCACTGCCACCATACGTCTTTACTGCCATGGGTCACTCCTATACGTAGAACGGCGTGTTCTTATCCTTCGTTGTCATATTAGTAGACTGGTAGTGCAAGTCTACGAAGTGCAAGTATGGATTATCAGCCATTGTGTTCGCTGTCAAGGCTACCCTAACAAGAATCAATCCGTCTATTTCAATATCGTCTGAATCAAGCTGTGTCCCGCTTGGTGATGATGCCGACATTTGGACTTCTGAAATCATGTGATAGTATTGCGGCACGTTCACTGTCGCAGCGTTATGCGATACTGTCGGCGTTACGTTCGCACCAAATGCCTCGGCAGCATACCCCGAGGCATAACTCATTTCAAAATCCCAAGTCAAGGAGCCAGTTGTAATTGTGCTTGCATTATGATGTGACCAGTGTGCATGGATGAACAAGTCGCTACTGGGAACATAGTCATGCGGAATATGGAACTCGATAAAAACCTCATCACCTATACTGTTGAACTCGAAAGCCTTCAGACCACCCTTGTAGGTGTTATATGCGGGGTCGTTACCTCCTGGGGAATGTATCTGTATTTTCCCAAGCAAATCCTTCCAACCGAACGTAGGGGAAGCACGGTCAACCTTGATGCCGATACTGCTTGCCTTTGGAAGTACCAAATCACTCTTGAAGGATGCGCTGTTGTCCGACTCAATATTTAATGATTCAGCATCAGCACTTGCATCAGTTGCCACAATTCTATGCATAAGGCTATGATCGGGACTATTTTGAGCATCCCCTGCTACTGGTTGTTCGACTGCCATTCTCTTCTCCTAATTACTAATAGTTATATTCACTATTATTTATGATGGGAAGGGAGGAAAATACAATAAAAAGAGGAAGGGTTTTCACCCTTCCTCTCTTATTTAAACTACTTGTTTGGGATGGATTAAGGACCAGTTGGACCCTGTGAATCCCAGTTATTCGCTACTTCTTCTTCCTGTGGACTACGCTCGTAACCTGAGAATGGATCACCTGCAGGAGTACCAACAACAGAATCAGCAACGTCACCAGTGAAGTTGACAGTGATGTAACGGTAGTAGTTCTCGCTACCGAACATGTTGCTAACAAGAGCGTAACGAGTCATAACGCCAAGGTGAGTATGGAACGACTCTGGACCCTTAGCTTCATCAAACATAACTGGTACGTATGGAGCATAGATGATACCAGCATCATTGGTGGAGTTACCCTTGTAACCTACAACGCAGTAGTTCGAAGTTGCGAAGATGTCACGGTATACCTTGTAACGACCAATGGTTCCGATGTAAGCGTTAGGTGCAGCAGTACCGAGGGTATTCAACTTGCCATCCTGTGTCCAGATCTGGAACTCTGGGAGACTCTCAAGAACTGAGCATACACGAGGGGAAGCGATGATGAAGTTACCAGCACCGATACGGTTAGCAACAGCAATTTCATTTGCAGCATTGTTGATGATGGTCATAAGAGTACGGTAACGCTCGATCTGCCAACGACCATCAGCAGTTGCATTGTAGGTCCAAGTAAGTGTACCACCAGCTTGCGCACGATTGGTGATAGCAGCAAGAAGCTCTTGGTCTACTTCTGCGGTGATCTCGTAGCTCATGAGATCGGTTAGCTCTCTGCGGATATCAACGTTGTGCATAGCGTGAAGGTCTTGCTGAACTTCAATTGGGAACCTTGCACGTAGCTTACGAGTCCAAGCACGAATTTCCTTGGAGATAACGCTGATGCCGACTTCCTGTGCATCATAGGTGGTAGGACCACCACAACCGTCAATGCTATCGAAGAGCTTGGAGTCACTACCTACACGCTCACCAGCCCAACCCGTGACAGGACCAGTCCATGATGGATCTGGCTTTGCCTTGTCAGGATCACCTTCGATGTTAGCATAACGATCTGCACATGCCTGATAGTTCGAATCGCTAGGATCTGAACTTACACCAGAAATCTCCACACCACCGTTCTGACTCAAACGATGTCTGCGAAGTGCGTATGCAAGACCAACAGGACCACTCATTGGCTGAACAGCAACGAGGTCGTGAGCAATCAAACCAGGAAAGACTCTTCGAACCATAGGAATAGTAAGCTTCTTCATTACAGAAACGTCTGCAATGGAGGTTCCACCATCTTCTGTAAGATAATCAAACTGGTTCTCAAGAACGAGAGCAGTGTTGACCTTCTTAGACTGTTCGTCAATTCCTTCTAGGAATCCCTCACGATCCCAACGCTGAACAATCTCTTCTCTTGGATCTGAGATCAGTGTGTTGAAATCGAATGCCTTATTTTTACCCATTTCTTCTTCTCCGTTTCTGTGAAAAGGTGAATTTACTTTTCTAACTCTATTTAGTATAAGTCCATACATAAACTCTAAAAAAATTGCAATTTTTTATGAAGCGTTGACAAGCTTACGTGCTGCACCCAAGAAGCTTGAGAACATCTCTTCCTCTTCCATGACCTTCTGAGCTACCGCTTTCTTCTCTTGACCTTCGTTGGAAACCTCTTCCTCAATCACGGTGTTATTTTCCATAACCTTTTTCTTGGCAATAAGAAAGCGTTCTTCTACCATCTGATCTGTGGTGCAATCTTCTAGAAGAGTCTCGATCTCACGCTTCTGTGCTGGGAGCATTCCCTCGGTGAGTTGTGCTACTTTGATGTCACGATTAGCTTGTGCAAGCTTAGTACGAAGCATCAATTTTTCATTCTTTTCTTTTTGAATTACTTTGTCAATATCCTCATTAATAACAAATCCCGCCTTCTCCATCCCCTTGACGAGTCCAGTGAATGCCTCTTCTAGACGCTCTTTTTCGGATATAGCATCGATAGAATCGGAAGCAAGTTCCTTTGCTTTCTCTTCTGCAAGATTCTTGATAAGCTTTGGAGCAGTCTTTTGGAATTCCTCTACCAATTTCTCCTGCTCCTTACGAACCCCACGAATCTTTGTGGAGGACTCAAGAATAACAGAACGGCAAATCTTTGCTGCTTTCTCTCTAATCTCACTCATCTCTTCATCGATACGAGTAGAAAGCTTATTCTTTACCTTGTTTACAACCTTTGTAGTTGCAGACTCAGCAATGAACTTTGTATACTTCTCGATGAAAGCACGATTACGTTGCTGCACTTGCTCTTCTACGAGAGTATTAATAATCTTTCTTAACTCTTTCTTCTGAGCTTCTGTAAGAATATCGTTATCAACCATGCTGGTTTCCTCTTCTTTTTTCTTGGGAAGATCCGATCTCTTGGTCTTGGCGAAGTCTTCCAATTCTTTTTCACTCATGCTATGGTACATCTCTTTTGCAGCACCCTTAAGCTTTTCTACACCAGTAGTGCCTCGTTTTGCTGCAAGAGCCATAGCAGCAGCTTTCTGTTGAGCTTGACTTACTGCTGGCATTTCTTATCTCCACTTAGTAGCTTATCAATAACCTCGTTAGTTGTTTCTTCAGTTGCAAGCTCTAGACCTCTATCAATTTCTGCGAGATCTTGATCTTCGTCTTCCTCGATACCCTCACGAAGGACGGAGGATGTCTTGACCATTCTCTTTAACTGTTCACTGAGTTTTGCCACAATAATCTCCGTCTTATTTATTTAGTATTAGACTTAAGGCTATTTAGGAAATTTTTCATAGCATTATAGACCTTCTCGTTTTTATTATCGTTTTTAACTGGAAGGACTTGAAGCTGACTCTCAAATATTTTATAAGTTTCCTCATTTAATTCAGTTACTTCACCTGTTGAATCGTTGAGAATATACTGTTTTTCTTCTTGAATTGCGGATACCATTGCATCGGGAGCGGAAGGATCTGCCACAACATCCACAGCACGAAGGACAAAGTGATCGACTAGATCGCAATCTTCTTCCTGCCACTGTGACTTATTAGCAGTACCAAGACCTCTACTGGATACTCCAAGTCTTCCACCAGTCTTAATCAGACCTCTGGCAATCTTACCACATGGGCAATCTTCATGACATACCTTAGCTTTCCCGTAGTAATCATTACCCTTTTTAACCAACTGAGTTGTAAGAATAGCAACCTTATCAAGGTTGATCTTTGGTGAATCAGGGTGTCCTAGTTCTCCCCAATCTGTCTTCCCAGCGACTC